AATATATTGTATAGACTGTAATACTAATCTGGATGCAGATAAAGATTTAATAATAAGACGTAATGAAACTGGAGAAGATATTCTTCAATGTCCTAAATGCGGAAGCATAAGATTTGAAAGAGGTTGGTTCTTTAAGTGTACAATGTCTTATAATACGGTTGATGTCGGTAACTATAATAATGGAGATTACGACGATGAGAATTAAAAAACGCAACACTATAAATAAACATCACTCAAGTTATGATAAGGCTACAGAATATGCACTACGAGCCATATTTGAGGAAGTAATTATACACTATCAATGTCAATCATTTGAATATAATAAGCAACATAATGAGTTGATAGTTAAAGATTTCTATTCCCCAGCAAGCGTATACATACCAGAGTTTAAAAAAGTATCTGGAGTACTTACCTGTAATCCTTTTGCTAAATTAAAAAGACAAGAGGTAAATAATGGATAATAAAGGTATAGCATATAGAGTTATTAGAGATATGCAGGCAATAACTCATAAAGAAAAAACATATATAGACTGGGATGAGTTAACTAATATAGCATTAGCTACCTTAGATAAGGCAGAGAAAAATTATAATCCCAATATTAAAAAAGCCTCCTTTAGTACGTATGCGTATAAGGCTATCAAGTATGCGATTATTAGAGCGTTAGGTTTTTATAAGCACACACAGGATACTAGTGATATAGATTGCTTTTATAAACTAGAGAGTAAAGACAATATTGATAGTGTTGAGTCGGATATTGATAGAGAATTAAACCGTAAAGCACTATTAAAAAAGATAAGTACACTTAACTCAACGTACCAGACTAAAAAGATACTAGCACTATTTGTTAGTGGATATAGTATAGAGAATATAGCAGAAGTAACCGGATGTAATACCGGAGTTATATATAGCTGTATAGGTAGACACAAGGATAAATTATTGGAGGTTATCAATGGAATATCTTAACGAAAAGAATACCTTAAACTGGTTACAATTTATGGCAAAAATATTACCTAATCAAGATGATATAAAATGCCTCCGGCAGTTTATTCGGAGAGAGTCCGGCACATCTCACGATTGGACAAGCAGAAATATATATATTAAGTATTGTAAATAATATAATATAACTAATATAAATTTACGAAAATATTATAGGTTATATGTTATACTAATAGTATAAAGCAAAAGTTAAAGAGGTAATTAAATGAAAACTATAGGTAAAATAGCAGAGTTAGCACTTAAACTATATATGAATAGAGAATTAGAAGATGAGGATATTCTCGGATTATATAAAGATGATTATATAAATACTAGTGAGTGCTTATATATTCAGGCACATAAAACATATCGTATTACAAAAAAGAATGGAGGTAACAATGGCATACGGTAATTATCAAGGCAGAAGTAACTACGGTAACGGTGGGGGTTATAATCGTGGAGGGTTCCAACAACAAGCCCCTGCACAACAACCACAACCAGTAGATATTAATGCCGAAATTAGTGCAAGGATTGATATGTTTTTAGCAATCAATGAAGCGATTAAGGCTAGAGGTTTAGAACCCGCAGACTTTAGTTTCGCTATAGGTGGATGGACAACAAGTCTATTACTAGAGCAAAAGAAGGGAAGATAATATCATGAGGATTGAAATAAGTACAAATAAAATGGCAACCATACTACAATCAAAGACACTTACTAAAATCTTAGCAAAGATACTGGAAGCGTTCAATAAATTAGATAGAGAATATTATGATGTAGATAAGATGTCTTTTAGTATGGAAGACTTACGTAAGTCTCTGAGGTATAAAAACAAATCCACAGTAAGCAGAGGTCTAAGAGAATTGTCAGACATAGGATTATTTATATTAACTACTAATAACCAAGGATGTACTATCTATTTCAATCCAGATAAGATAAGAAGGATATAGGGATATGTTATAGGGGGTACCGCCACCCCCTTCTTTTTCTTTGAGGTAATAATGGATAAAGATTATAGAAATAAATACGACAAGTTTCAGATTGCAACAGAGATATTAACTAATAGATATATGTTAACCGCTTTACTGGTCAATGTTCATAACCTATGTTATTATCTTGAAGCAAGAGAGAAGACAATGCGAGAACTTCTCCCACCAGAAAAAAGAGATAAGATACACAAGACTATACAGTACAAAGACTCCGTAGCATTCGACCGCTTTGAGGTTTCTGCAAGATTTTTCAATGCGCTAGTCAGACAATATGGCGCAGAGGTAGTCTGTTATAGTTGTGTACAACTTGATACTTTTTTAAAGAAGACCGCAAAAGAATATAGTCCAGCAAAAATACGCAAGAGATTACGAGAGTATGCAGAGATGTATACCAATAAGCGTAAGGCTAGTGATATGCTAGCGGATGCAATTAATCTCACTTTATCTATGGACTATAAAATGATTGATACTCCAGAGTTGGCACGTCAATACATTGAGGGTATTCCTTGGTATCAACGGGATGTATCAGAAGAATGTAAGTATTTAAGAGATAAGTTTGGATTAGAGTAATGAGTCAAGGATGGAACCAATCCGGATGGAATGAAATACATAATTTAATAGTGAGAGAAATAACTGATAATTCGTGGCAAGATAAACCCTATGTAACTCTCAGATGTACGGGGTATATATTGCGAGAGCTAGGGTCAGATAGACAATTAGACGTAGTTAGTTATCCTTGTACTGTAAGAGTCTATGGCTACCTGATGGGTTATGCTACAAACGAATTGGCAGTTGGTGATAAGATATGCGTTAAGGGATATAGTGATACGGCATATCTAGGCAGTAAATATCCAACGAGAGTTACAACTGCCATTGAAATATATAAAGCGGATTGGTTTCATTATTTTAATAGGAGTATATGATGAGTAAGATGTCAGATAGAGAAATAGTATTAGCATATATATCAACACTTCCCGATAGTAAAATGAAGGAAGTATACCAGATATTAACCGAGAGGTATGAAATACACAAGCGCAAGTTTATGTTATTTAACCGAGAGGGTAAGGAAGCAAAAGCTCCGGAGGGTAAGGTTCGATTAAGACCATATCAATACGAGAGATTATTGGCAAGTTACGGTGAGTTTGGTTTTCATAGGTTGGTTGAAATATTCTACGATTACTTAACATATCTAGAGAAGAACTGGGAATGTGTTAAGGATGGTAAAAAGAAGTTAAAAGACTTATCGGTAATTAGTCATTACCACATTTTAGGTAAAGGATGGGTTGCTCAGAAGTATGAGCAAGAAAACCCCCAAGTAAGTATAATAGAAGAACCGGAAGAAAAATCTATAGACTTCTTTGAAATAAAGTCTAAGGCACAGGCGATAAAATATATACAACAGACTCCACCGGAGTTTAGGTATGATAACCAAGAGATAATTTATTTAGTAAACAAGTATAATATAGATATAGATAAGGAGGTATAAATGAAACGAACTATATTACTTTTAACTGTATTACTTTTAGGTACACAGTCTTATGCTGGAGATATATCCGCAAGCTATTCGGACTCTAATTTCGAGGAGATATTCCATGTTGATAGAGTAGATAGTATAGAAATGTGGAAACAACCTAAGACTAAATATACACCAAAGAACCTGCGTACCGAACAGCAGATGCGATTTAGTGGTAAGGAAGGAACCAATAGTTATAATAGTTATACGCTCCACTTAACTGATTATGATACATATATTACTGAGTCATACTTTAAAGATGGTAAGTTTTATATTAAAGATAATACTGGAGTAGAATTTCAGACTGGGGCATTACAAGAGTTTGATACATCCGCTTTAGAAACATCCATTCAAAATAACACCAACAATATTAATAACAATACAAATAGTATTAATCAGCTCAGTAATAGGGTAGATAATAATACTACTGCTATTCAGGTTAATGCAGATAATATTACTACTTTACAAAATAGTTTAAATACTACAAACACACAAGTAAATAAGAATACTCAAGACATACGAAACTTAGACTCTAGGATTACTACTAATACCAATAATATTAGAGTTAATGCTACCAATATAGAAAAGAATACTCAGGCAATACAAGTAATGGGTAATCAAGTACAAACTAATACTAAAAATATAGCCACTAATACAGCTAGGATAACTCAGAATTCACAAGCTATTCAGACTAATGCAAATACTATCAAGCAGGTATCTAATGTTGTTAAGACCAATACAGATAATATTAAAGCGTTGGGTAATAACATGCAGAAATTAGATTACAAAGTGGATAGAGTAATTGATGGGTTATATCAATTAGATGATAAAGTTAATAAAGGTTTAGCTACAGTAACAGCACTAACTTCTTTACATCCAAACCCTAGACATCAAGGTAAAACTCAAATAGCTGTTGGTACTGGTATGTATAATAGTAATGTAGCTGGAGCTATTGGTATATTCCATTATTTAAATGATAAGGTAATGTTATCCGCAGGAGCAAGCTATGGTGGTAGCAATTCTTGGGCAGGAAACGTTGGAATAAGTATAGGATTTTAATATGGAACAATTAGACAACCTATATAGTAAAGAAGCAGAAGACAATATATTATCTATATGTTTAGTAGATGATACTAAAGTATCTAATATATTATCTAGTATCAAATCATATGACTTCTATCAGGCTACTCATAGGTTTATATTCAAAGCAATAGAAGACTTATATAAGCAAGGTAAACCAACGGATATAGTATCAGTAAGTGAACTGTTAAAATTCAATGGCGAACTTGATAGGGTTGGTAGAGAGTTTATAAATGACCTAGCAATAAACTATATCACCTCAAAGAATTGGGAACAATTAGTTAAGGTTATAATTAAATTCTCTAAGAAGCGATACTTATTAAACTTATGTCAAGATAGTATCCAGCGACTAGATAATAAAGAAGATGTTGACGATGTAGCTACTACACTAACAATCAGAGCTAATGAAATAATGACACGTACATCTCATACAGATTTCGTTGGTTTGGATGCTGGGTTCCAAGAATTCTGGGAAGACGTAGAAATATTATATGAGTCTGAAAGTGGAACACTTGGTTTACCTACTGGTATCTTAGGATTAGATAATCAACTCTCCGGATTGATTGGAGGTAAGATGTATCTACTAGGCGCAAGACCTAGTATGGGTAAATCTGCATTAGCTCAACAGATAGCAGAGAATATAGCAAAAAGTAAACAAGTATTATTCTTTAGTTTAGAGATGAGTACAAAAGAATATACTTCACGCTCTATATATCGTAGAGCTGGGTATAACCAAGAGCATTTAACAAGAGATAAAGAACGCAAGGATGAAATACTTGAAGCATTTGCAACAGCTGGAACCGAGTTATCAAGTCTTAAGCTACATATTATAGATGATAGTAATGCAACATTAAAAACAGTAGAAAAGAATATATTACAATGCAAACAACAATATGGTAGTTGCGATTTAATAGTAATAGATTATCTACAACTAATGGAACCAGTAGATAAAAGAATAAATGATGATTATAAAATAGTAACCGATAACTCTCAAGGGTTAAAGAGATTAGCTAGGAAGTATAATATACCAATCCTAGCATTATGTCAGCTATCTAGAAACTTAGAACAAAGAGCTGATAAAAGACCAATACTTGCGGACCTAAGAGACTCTGGTTCATTAGAACAAGATGCAGATGTAGTTATGTTTTTATATAGAGATGAATTATATAATCCAACCAATCCACACTCAAGAGGTAGAGCAGATTTAATAATAGCAAAGAACCGTTCTGGTAAACGTGGAGTAGTTATCCGGTTCTGTTTCGATGGAACAAGAGTTAAATTTATAGAGGAGTTAACTTAATGAGATTATACTATGTATTAATATCCTTACTAATATTAGTAATAATGCTTGGCATATCAAACTGCCCAGCATTCCCAGTAACTATAGAAGAAAAGGATAGAGTATTCACAGAAGCACGTTATTTATGTAAGGTATATAGAACTACTTGTAATCCAGAAGTTATACAGGATGATAGATTAATAGGTGAAACTGGAGCATATGGAAGAATATTTATATCGACAGGAATGATAAAAAGATTTAACGTACATCAACTTAGAGCTACGGTATATCACGAAGTTGGACACGTAGTATTTAGACACGTAGAAAAAACATCAGAGTATTTATATATATGTGGACAACAACGCTCTTGTAATCCTGAATACTTTGATGAGATGCGTAGAAAAAATGAGTATCAAGCAGATAGGTTTGCTTCATATGTATTAAAGTTTACAAATAGAAGAAATGAATTACCAGAAGCTCTGCTAATATTAACCCCACCAGCGGATACAAATAAAACATTTCACTCACATCCTAGCACTACGGATAGAATAAAACAAATAAGGAATATAATAAAATGAAACAATCAACTTTAAAAAAGATGGGGCAGGCTATATATTATTTGTACACATTAAAAAGTGAAGGCTTATCCTTTAATGAATATAATAGAATATTAAAAACAGTAAGTGATGTACTTTTAGATATAGCCCCAGTAGAACCAACTATAAAAATATTAAACCCAGATATAGAAGAGTTTGTAGAAACAACTAATAGGAGATTAAACAATGGATAAGTATTATTATGAATTAAAGTATGTAGATAGGAATACAGAACTTATATATAAATTTAATGCAGACCTAGATATAGATATGTTAGCAGACCATTTAAAAGACTTTTTAAAAGGATGTAGCTGGTCAGAAAAACAAGTAAATAAATTAATTAATGGAGGTAATTAATATGAGTATCGAAGACGAAATGTTTGCTTCTGCACTAGAAGCTCAAGGTATTAAAAGAACACAAGATATGTATGAACCAAGTAAATTCCCACACTCTTGTAGTATGTGTGGTGATTATCCATCAAGCTATAAACTTAAACCACAATATGTAGAAGAGCTTGGTACTGAGACTCCATATATATTTGTATGTGAAGAATGCTTAAAGGACTTAGAGGTTTAATATGAATAATAAAAAAGTACAAAAGTTATTAGAAGCATTAATAGATAAAACTGGTAACTCAGATGTAGATGGTATAATTAGGGTAATGGAATATCAAATAAGAGAGCGGATAGCTATAGAGGAATTTAAAAAGATAGCTAAAGATTATTTTACAAAAGATGAAACGGAGGAATTAATAGATGGTTACAATAATCGAAAGTCCTCTTACTATTAGTATTAATAGTAAACGACAATTTATTCTTAATTTGAATAACTATAGAAACGCTTACTTCCGTACTCTTAATTCGGCTAAGGTAAACTATAAAGCATTTATGAAGGATAGAATACTAGACCAGATACCAATACCGTTAGAAAAAATAGCAATCCAATACAAAGTATTTAAAGGTGATAGACGTAGGTTTGATGTTGGTAATGTCGCCAGTATTCACCAGAAGTATTTTGAAGATGCAATAGTTGAGTTAGGTAGATTACCTGATGACCGCCACGAAAACCTACCTCTAAGCTTCTTTAGTTTTGGAGGAATTAGTACCGATAGACCAAGGGTTGAAATAACAATATATGACCTAACAATGCCTTCGGATGTAAAAAGATTGTTAGATGATATAAAGGAAGTAGTAAAGAATGGGTAGCGTAATTTTATTTGTAGTAGTAAATATATTATTCTGGTTAGCTCCAGAAGTTTGGAGGAAATCAAAATGTTATTAGTAGTAGATATTGAGAGTTATATATTTAGAGCATGTACTGCTTGTAAAGTATTAAGACAAGACCCAAGAGATACTAATATATATACAGAGTGTTATAATTTACGTAAAGGTGTAGATTTTATACGCAACTTTATAGAAGATTTAAAATCTAGGTTCTTAACTAATGAAGTAATATTAGTGGTTGGTGATAAGAATAATTGGAGAAAAGAATATCATCCGGATTATAAAGCTAACCGGAAGGATAAGGAAAAACCTCCAATGTATGATATAATACTCAAAGAGTTATATAATAACTTTGAGATTGTTAGCCTACCAAACTTAGAAGCTGATGATACTTGTAGAATACTCTATGAGGATAATCAAAACTACCCAACTAGAAAGTTATTAGTAAGTATTGATAAAGACTTCCACTCATTCCCTTGTGAGTTATATGACCCATTACATAATAAAGAGTTTGTTATTAACCAAGCAGAAGCTGATTATAACTTAATGAAGCAAATAATAATGGGTGATAAAGCTGATAATATCCAAGGTCTTGATGGTTATGGAGAAGTTAAGACAACTAAGTTTTTAGATGATGAACCTAGAATACTAGATGATGTTAAGCAACTATTCAAAGAAAAAGGTCAACTAAAAGATTTTAATACTAATCTTAACTTAGTAAGTATGGTAAGTATTGATAGGTATAACTTTAATACTGGAGAAGTAAAGGTGTTATAATGGATAATAATATATGGATTAGAATAAAAGTACAAGATAAAAAATCTTTTGAACAAATACTTAACAGACCACTAGGAGAAATCTTCGATAGCTTAGATAAAAATACTAATCAATGTCTATTAGCTTATAATAATGGTATTAATACTTTTATCAAGAAAACTAAAACTGGTTATAGTATTAATAGTTATGACACAGGAAGGAGAAACATTACATGGTAATTAAGACATTAGAATTCGTATTAGGATTTACTACTGCTATTACTATTGAGGTAGCAGTAGCTGTAATCTTTTATAGTATAAGACTTATAACAAAAGCGGAGGGCAACAAACAATGAACGAAATAGAAAAGATGTATGAGAATACAGGAATAGGAAAGCAAAAATATTTCGTAATGCAAGACGAAAACTATAAAGATGTTTTCGAGATTAAATACCCACCATTTACCGCAGAGAAACAGCTAGAAATTTTAAAACTACTCATAAGGCATTATAAGACAGAGATATATTGTAGATATGCCAATGATAAATATAAACTAATAATGTACACAGAAGATTGTTGTACCTCTGATATAGGTTCTTTTGAAAATGTTCTTGCTTCTGTTGTTTGCAATATATGGGGCTTATTATCAGAAGAAGAAAAGCAACAAATAAAAGGAATTTTGGAATGAGTAAATATATTATAAAAAATTGTCCTTGCTATGACCACGATTATGAGGAATGTCTAAATACTTTTAGAGATGAATATAAAAAATGTTATGACTGTACCGACTGCGTAATGAAGCAGATTGTAGAATTATGTAAAGAAATAAAATTAACTTATAATGAACTTGATAAACCATTAACAGCAACACAATGTACCGCATTATTTAGTAGGGTAATGTTAGCAAACCAAATATTAGAACTTTTAGACATACAGGAGGTGAAATAAATGGATGACGGTAATGGTAATGAGATAATAATAATAGGAGGTACTTATGACAGGTGGAGATAATCTTAGTAATATTAAGGCTATGTATGATAGGGAAACAAGATATATAGATGGACTCGGTAAAATTCGTACTGATTTGAAGGATATATTGGAACAACCCGTAAGTTTTATTTCACCTAGTATTAGAGGATTGATAGATTATATAGGAGATTTATTAAATGAGTAATGAAGGTAAAAAGTATGACAAAGGTAAACCAATGATAGGTACTATACTTAGAATATTCCCCAGAGCATTAACTGCAATAGGAGCTGTAATAGAGTATGGTACCCATAAATATCCAGACCCAGATAATTGGAGTAAGAATGAAAAAATAATAGAACGTTATACTGAGTCTATTGCTAGACATTTAACTAAATACTTTGCTGGTGATTTACTTGATGAAGAGAGTAATATGCCACACCTAGCACACGTAGCTTGGAATACACTAGCAATACTTGAGTATGATTTAAGATGTAGACCTAAATTAACGGAGCATTTAATGTTTCCAAAGGAGCAAAGAGATGAGTAGTATAAAAGAAATAATGGATAACTATCATAATAGAATTTCTATATGTTTAGATTATATAGAAAAAATAGCTAACTTATGTTCGCAATATACTTACGAGCTTCCCGAAGGATTTAGAGAACAATTTGTAATCCACTCACAAAACTATATAGCAAGATACAGCGAGCATTTGGAGGATTTTAAAAATGGGAAGAAAGAGTAAAACTAAATTAGGATATGAGTATGTAGAGGTACTCGGTCATACATTTAAGATTATAGAAACAGATGATGAGAACCTACTCAAAGAGGGTAGAAATATTACTTTTGGTATGGCGAGGTTCTATGATAATCTTATTTATATAGATAAAAGACAATCAGTACAGAATATAAAACAAGTATTCTATCACGAGTTACTTCACGTTATAGATTGGATAAGCCATAACGAGCAATGTAATTACGATGAAGAATGTGTTAATGTATTAGCAAGAGGTTTAGCAACAGTAAGGCTAGAATAATGGAAGATAATTATAGAATAGTTGAACATGAATTTGTAGATATATATGAACCCGTACCAGCAGTAGAAGATATACTCAAAGAGTATAATATTGAAACACATATTATATGGGTAAAAGAAGATGATTTTACTGGAGCTAGGTTAATATCGCAAGTTGAGCCTATTGCCCCAGAACTATATAATATATGTTACACTTATATGTTAGAACAAAATAATACAAGACATTTATTTGCGGACTACTTAATAGAGTCCACTATACTAAATATATGTAAGCTTGAAGGTTGTTTACAATTAGATATAGATAATAAAAAAGAGGATACTGAATAATCGGTACCCTCTTTTCTTTTTTATGATGAGACTATTGCTAGTCCAACCTCTAGGTAACAACCTAGATAATTCCCATTCTCGATTTGATTTCACTAATCAGAAAACTACATACAACACTTATTGCTATAAATACTCCCATCATACGGTTTTTCCAAGCCATAAGGTCTTTTATATCTGCTTCCATATTATCTAATCTTTTATCAAGTCTTTCTAAAAAATCTCTTGTTGTTTTATCCATAATTCATATCCTTCACCATACCCCTCTAGAATTAATTTTAAGATGGGTTAAATATCTTTTAGATAATCTTTATCATAATCAATATCAATCGACCAAGAAATTGATTGTAGATACCTTAGAATTAATCTAGGGTATATTTGCCATTTTTGTATAGTAAATTTTGTTTCCGATTATGTTTGGTATAACTTACGTGAACCCATTTAGCGGTTTTAGTTTCTTCTAGTATGAGTTGGTCATAAACTAGTCCGGATGTTTTTATTATCAGATAGAGTGCTTCTGGAGATAATCCATTAACACGAATATCTGCTGCTTGTCCGTATACGTGTTGAGACCTAGGACTTCCACCAACTAACTGATTTAATCTTTCACATCTATAACCGGATGTAACTATTATTGGTAGGTTTATTCTTTTTCTTAGTGGTTCTAATAGGTTCTGACATAAGTAACCAAGGTTCTTTTGAATAGGAGGTATTGCAAGGTTACGTATATTATTACGTCTTGCTGTATCTGAATAACACATTTCTTCAAGTGTAAAGTGTTCGCTTAATCTCATTACTACCTCCTTTTATAGTGGTTATATATTGTATATATTTTATCCATATTAAACTCTGATTTAGTCCAGTACCAATTAATATTAAAGCACACACCAGCTCTTATTAACCAACGTCTTGGTATCTGTAAGCAGCCCATACATTCACCAAGCATATCATTAACTTGACCTTTGCTCATTGGTACAAATTCTAAGAAGCATTCCGGTATATCCATACATACATTATAATCCTTCTTACGTAAATCTGAGTAGTGTTTTGTTAAGTACCCGTATTGTATTAGGTCTCGTACTTGCATCCCACGTACTTTTAATAAACCATGAAACGCACAACCAAAGTCGTGTACAATACAAGGTCTTGGGTCTCGTTCTGCACTATCACCAGTTACCCAAGCTAGCATATCTGGGATAGAGTAGAAGTCAGTTACAAAACCTCTAGGTACTATATATATATTTCCTTTGCTATCTTGGAATAGAGTATTATCCTCACAATAATACAAGTCTTTTTCTAAATATCCTACTCTACTCTCATCTGTTAAAAATCTTGCTTGCATATTAGTTTAACAACTTTCCTGTTTCTTTATTATAATATATAGGTTTTGTATAGTCATTATTTTGATATATTACACCTATATTACCCTTTTGATTTGCACTAGCTGGGGCACCCTCTAAATAGTTAATAGCACCCATTAGTGCTATATTAGCCGGAGATACTATACCTTTAACTATATTACTTGGGGATAATAATCCCTTAGCTACACTCCCTAAAGATAATGACTTGGGTTGTATTTTAATATTTGGTTTTACTTTAGGTACCGTTTTATTAATATTACTAGCTGGGATAGATAAATTAATGTCCTTTAGTGCGTTTTTCATTATAGCCGCTTGTTCTTTAGTTGGCGGTTTTTTAAGGTTTTCTTCCAACACAAGGTCCGGAAACTCTGGAATTACATCTGTACCTTGTTTTAAAGAAATACCGTTTGGAACATCTTTTATATTTCTAAATACATAAGTGCTTTCATCTCCGGTATAGTTTATATTATCGTGCCAACCCTTAACACCATAAGGTTTTAATTGGTCTATCCACGCATTCCATTGTGGGGAGCTTAATTTTGGAAGTGGTTTAACAGTACCATCTTTATTAAAAAATAAATTATCTTCTATTGCCCAATTTGGATTATTGATTTTATATTGGCTTACTGCATCTTGTATTATTTGTGATTGTTTAGATAGGGGTTTATCTAAATCAATAAATTCTTTTGGGTTTAAATCAAAGCCTATAACATCTTTATTTAATAGTGCCGGATTTTTTCCTCTATTTATACCGTTCATATAAAAGTCTCTTGCTGTAGGCAAGTCTTCTGTTACATAAAACTCACCACCTAACCAACCTTCATCCATTCTAGGCATATTAGGTTTAGGTATATATTCTCCGTTAGTAGTATACCATTTACCAGTTCCATGATAACCCCTTACCATATAATTATTATCCATCTAAAACCTCCAAATAAATTGTAACCAACTTCCTAAATGTTTATAGGGTGTATATGGCTGGTATAATACTTCAAACTTTTTACGTTCAGGTTGACCTATAGTTAACGGAGGGATTTTCTTATCTTGTCTTGCATATTGTCGTTTATCTTGTTCAGACATTTAACCACCTCCTTAGCTACAGCACTATATGCTTTATCGGGTATTTTACTTCCTACACTAGTATAATGACTAACTAATACTTTCATACCCTCAGCTATTAAAGCTTCTTCTATTTTATCTACATTCTCGTTTTGTAATAACTCCAGAAGGGAGAGGAGTCTCCCTCTCACCTTCCGTCTTACTCTAGAGTAAAGAATATCTATTTTCATTATCTACCTCTTCTTTTCTTTTTACCACCACAAGGTATATCTATTCCCCCTCTACATTAGTTTCTTCTTCTACGGGTTCCGGTTCTACAACTTCGTGAACCTCTTCTACTTTTCTTTCATTTGCTTTTATGAATATTGCATCCAACACCTCATCTGAGATACCATATTGTTGAGCAAATTGTGTAATCATAGGATGTCCACGATATACATTTTGGCAGTATTTCATTTCCATCTCTACTGCTGGGTTAGCTTCCATTATGGATTTAATAGTATCGTAGCTTATACCTAGTTGTAGTAAAGCTTTAAGGAAATCTAGCGGTGTCATCTTTAACATAGACAACCCAACCGGATTATCTACAAGATGTATATTTTCTACCTCTTCTTCTTTGTATCCGATTATTTCACCTTCTTCATTGTATATAGGATAACTAATAGTATCTGTAAATACTTCTACTAATTTGTTATTTAGATTAGCTTCTACTACCATATCCAAACGTTGTTTTTCAGAATATATTTTTCTCATATTATAATTCCCCCATACCTTTAGCTATCCAATCTCCTGTTTGGCTTGGTGTAAATCCTGTTGTAGTCTTTGCACTATATGGAACTGTTAATACATAGTTTGTATCAGCGAATGGTTTTAAGAATGTTACATCAGTACCGCTTGTGCAACTACCACCTTGCTCTAAGGTTCTGTCTGAATATAAATCATAATAGAATATTCCGTTACGGTAGGTTTCTCTTAAGGTTCGTTGTCCGATTAGTCCGTATAACTCACCTTGAGGAAGAGTGAAATCCGTATCAGATAAAGTGTAGTATGGCGCATATCCGTATTGCTTGTACATATCCGTTACTCTATCACGATATTGTCTATCAACAACTTTAGAACCTGTTTTACTTTCTGTATAAGGTATCTTTAAGCAAGGTTGATATACAAGGTTGCCGTCAATATATATTTTGAGAGAGTTAAGGTCGATAGAACCGTTTTGTAGATATTGGGATGAATTTTGCCACCCTATTGGTCTTGAACCTGTTATAGTTACACCAGTAGCATCTTCAACGTTAGTTTGCGATTGTATCCAAGTTCCCCCTTTTTCACGATGATAAGTATTCCATTTTTGGTTTTTATATACAAACTTAACTTGATAAAATTTATTTGTCTCAACGGATACTGTTTTTGTTGCACCAATGACTGTGCCACTTTGCGATATTCGATATTCAACATAATCATTATTATATCTTTTTATTACAAAAAGCTGTGTACCTGACTCCGAAGTCCAATTTATAATTTGGTTTATTCCGCTTAATATTTCACCAACTTTAAAATAAGAAGTAATAAATTCAAAATCAGTTGCACCTGATATATTAAGGTCAGGAATGGTAATATAACTTGTTCCACTAAACCCACTTGCAACCCCGTCTGCACTAATAGTAGGTGTACCAACCACAGTATAATTATCTGGCTTAATCGTGTCTATGCCTGTTTTGTTGCCTGAGAATACTTCTTGTCCGTCAACGGTGACACTACAGGTTTTTAAATCACAAGTACAACCGTTTGTAGCCGTTCTTGCAAATTCTATGGCACGAGATGATGTACAAGGTGAAACCTCTGCTGTTTTTAAAAGCACCCAATCGTCGTCTCCAAATTTATACGACAATTTAATCGTACCATTATCATATTCCCATTTGCATTGTATATCAGTATTTAAAGGTACGACGTCAAATCCAGTCGACGCAGCTATCCCTGTACCGGTAGTGTGATTATAATTCATTCCCATAAGACCGTTCGGTCTTAATGAAAAATTTACATTCCCCGTTGAAGCATTACCCCACTCAAAAGGGAATAAAATACTTGTTGCT